AGGTGGTTTAGAAGCGCATCCAACTTGACCCGGAGACGATCGTATGATTGAAGGTTATAATGCAAATTTAATAACTGTTTATGAAGTGGAATGATTGGTTGTTGATGAGCATACTGGTAATCTTACTAGACACGAAGGTGTAAAAATTGGAAGTGATATTTATATTACAAGAGGAGAATCAGAAAATATAGTAAGATCAGTCAATTATCCTAGTAAATGTCGATTATCAGTAAACGGTATGTTTTTCTTAGATACAAATGGGGAACCATTTAGTTTAATGATTAATACGATGTCTCTACAGGATTGAATTTAGTCCTGTCTAAATTCCGAGAATTGCTGGAAACCCCTTAGAGCATATTGTACTACAACGCAAAACCGTTTAGGTTTAAACGTGATAGTTTGAAAAACAATATGATTGGGCGATCAGCAGCCGAGTCCGAAAGGAAAGGTTCAACGACTAAAATGTAAGCTCAAGCGAGCTGAAGTACGGAAAATTATTATATAAACATAAAATAAGTAGTTATGAAAATTAATGAAGTTGAATTTAAAGAAAAAGTAAAGTCTCTATATAATGGAGAACTTGAAGTTATAAGTCATTTTAAAGGTTTAACACAACCAATATTGGTAAAAGATCAATACGGAGTTATGCAATTGCCGAATGCAAAACAAGTTTTAAATAACAGACCTGGTATAAAAGTGGCATTAAATCAAACAGAATATTTCATGAATCAATTGCGGGAAAAATATCCTGAAATTGCAGAAAAGATATCACCTGTTTCTGAATATAAAAGAATGAAAGATAAAATGTTGTTTAATACAAAATTTGGACTCATTAGTTTATCACCAGACGCTTTATTGTCTGGGCATGCACCTTCTATTAGATCTGCTGTCAATCGAAAAGATTATATGCGAAATCAATTACTTTATTTATATGAAAATAAATATGATTTTATAATAACATCTACAGATCGACACAAAGGAACTTGTACATTAATATGCCCAATACACGGAGAAGTATTGATTGATAACGATCATATTTTTACAGGATGTGGTTGTTCAATTTGTAATAATACTTTTCATAAAAGCGACACGCTTTACGTTGTTAAGTTGACTTCTAACGTTGAAAGTTTTTATAAATTGGGTATAACTTTTATAAAAAATGGACAATTGCGAAGAATTAGAGATTATAAGAAACTTGGATACAAAGTAGAGGTTTTAACATATAAAACATTTTCTTCATACGAAGAATGCTTTGAAAAAGAGTTTAAATTAAAGCAATTAATAAAAAATGATTTATACACACCTTCAAAATGAGCAAATGAAACATCAACAGAATGTTTTCAACGCGAATTATTAGATATAGTGTTAGAAAATATATAATAATTATGATATAGTCTGGTCTGCATGGAAACATGCAGCTGTTTTAACGGCGTAAGAGTAGCGACCTTACGTGAACACAAACGAAATACGATCTCCTACTCTATTACAGAGACAATTTGATCGCTTCTTCTGGTACAGTTGGAGATTGAATTGATTTAGCTAATCTTCCAATGGTTTTAGGTGAAAGTACACCTGAACGTATTCAAAAATGATTGGCTTATAAAAAGAATGGTGTTGGACTTATCGACACGTCTCAAGAAGGACAACCTTTAAATACAATTTTTAATGGTTTTGACGATACAGTAAAAGCACAAAGTATTCAAGCTATCCAGCTTGCAATACAATCTGTTGAACAACAAGCATCTTCAATTACAGGTGTGTTACCAGAAATGTTGGCACAGTATGAGCAAAGAGATGCTGTTAGTAATGTTAAATTGGGTGTTACCACATCAGGTTTGTTGACGAAACAATATTTTGATTGTATGGACACCATATATAAAGAAGTAAATTATGATCTGCTTAATCTTGCTAAATTAGTATATCCAAATGGAATGTCTGGTGTAATTGTAATGGGAGATCGTTATTCAAAAATATTTGAAGCATTACCACAACATTACACAGTTACAGATTTTGATATTCACATTGAGGACAGTACAGCAACGTTTAAAGATCGCGAAACAATTAAAGCACTTAGTACAGAATTAGTAAAAGCTGGGTATTCTGATCCGGAGATGTTAGTTAATATCGTCTCTGCAAAAAACATGACGGAATTACGACGTTATGTAGAAGAATCTATGCGAATCAAGAAAGAGGAGAATAATAGTATTCAGCAATTACAACAACAATTGCAACAATTACAACAAGAGAATCAGGAACTTAGTAAACAAAATCAAAACTTACAAACTTCTGTTACCCAGTTGCAAAAGAAAGCTGGCGATCTTGAACAAGCTAAAATACAAATTGAAAAACAACGTGTTGAAATTGATCAGGAGAAAGTTCAAAACGATAAACAATTTAATGAAAAATCGTTGGAAATCAAGAAACAACAGGTTGAAGCACAGATTGCACAAATATTTGACAACAACCCTCATAACGATAAGGTAAAAACAACGATATAATGGATAGAAGACTTTTAATTCACCTTGACATTGATGCAAATTGTAATATTCATGCAATAGATCATAGCAATTATTTGTCATTAGGTGATGATATTTTAGATCATGTAGTATTAGAGTTCTTTACAGATAAGGACTCTAATATTATATATCAAAAAACAAATGTGTTAAAACACAATCGAGATTATCTGTTGCAAGACTTCTCGACCTTGATTCCACTACCTTCAGATGGAACCTTCACATATTATAAATTAATAATACCCTGTCTTTCTCATTTTGAAGTTTATGGCGATCAAATTTCACGAGGTATGCAAGAAATTGAGAAATATGAGGTTGCAGACAAATATTTTTTCCACAGAGGTAGATTTTATTATTCACCGGTAGATATTGTTCCGGAAGACGGCATATCTAAATTTGAAGAAGTTACAGACTTTTTTGAATTGTGGCATAATAAAGACGATCAAGGATTTTTCTGGTTTAGCAATAATATTTTTTCTATTTGCAAATTAGAAAAATGTTTAGTATCTTTGCAAAGGAAAACTTTGGAAAATTGTTTTACAAACAAATGTAAAGATACTTCTGATAGTAAGTATCAAAGAGATTTTATATTAGATTCAGTCTTTGTGTTAAGGTATTTAGTCTCGGTAAATAATTATACCGAAGCGCAAAGAATATTAGATAATTTATCTTCATGTGGTAATTTGTGTGAAGATGAATTAGACGCATCATTAAACGGAGGATGTAATTGTGGAAATCCTTTTTAAGCAATTATATAAATTGTATGTCCAAGAATTACTTAATTTAAACATTGGATATACTTTTAATAAAAAGAGGCTTGATAAAATGACTGATTTGGTAAACGCATTACATTATATCCAAAATGGGCGATTAACAAATGATGAAATCATTAAAATAATTCAATATTATGGCGAAACGTAATTTAGTCCCTGATACAAATATTGATTCGTCTAGAGACGCGTTGGGTAGATTTCACACAAGAGATTTTTATAAAGGAAAGTCTTTTAATTACGCGCTATCTTGGGCGAACAACACTCATTATTTTAATGATGAGTATATTACAGATTTTGTATCATATCGAGGAGCTTTACTTGCTTGCCGAAGAAGTCATTTGTCAAGTTCAAATAATGAACCAATTTTAATTTATGGTGATCCTTCAAATCCAGATAAAATTACAGGAGTTGATTCTCCACTGTGGGATTTTGTGTTAGCTGGTTCTGAAGGTGTTTCTGGAAAAGATGGTCAAGTTTATGTTCCTTCTTATGATGAAGAAACTGGAATTTTAGATTGGGAATTAATGCCGGATGGTCCCGATGCAATTAAATCTATGAACATTAAGGGCGAACCTGGAAAAGGTGTTAATTCTATTTTAAAAACTTCATCAAGTGGAAACATTGATGTATACACTATTACATACACCAATGGTGAAACAACGTCTTTTACAGTAACTAATGGTAAATCTGGAGAAAAGGGTGAGTCTGGACGAGGTATTTTAAATATATCTAAAACAAAT